GTTGTTGTTGTTGTTGTTGTTGTTGTTGTTCCGCCTTCCCCGGTTGTCGTTGAAGTTGTCGTTGTACCGCCGTCCGGCGTTGTTGTCGGGCCGGGAGTTCCGCCGCCGTTGGTTGTCGATGAAGTTGTTGTGGTTGTCGTTGTGGTTGTCGTTGTGGTCGTTGTGGTCGTTGTGGTCGTTGTGGTCGTTGTGGTTGTTGTGGTTGTCGTTTCGCCTTCCCCGGTTGTCGTTGAAGTTGTTGTCGTTTCGGTCGTTGTCGTTGTTGTTCCCGGCTCTTCCGTCGTTGTTGAAGTAGTTGTTGTGGTCGTTCCGCCTTCCGTCGTTGTTGATTCGGTTGTTGTTGAAGTTGTCGTTGTTGAAGTTGTCGAAACGGTTGTAACCGAAGTTGATGGATCCGAAGTTTCAACCGGAATCGCAACGTTGCAATCTTCGTTCGTGTATGTTGCGGCTTCAATGGCATACGTCCACAACGGATATTCGCATTCTAGTTTGATTCGATCCGTTTGTTCGCCAGCCTTTCCGAACGTATGCGAAACGCCAACAACGCGAGTTTTTTGATTTATAATCGAAACCGAATCGCCGCTTGAAAAGTTTGCCGTAACGATATCGCCCGGTTGCCGATCCAGCGCATTAACCCGCGCGGTAAATTCAACCGTTTGTTGAAAACCAAGATAATACGAAAGCCAATCTTCCGCGATGTTTGAAACGTATTCGGTGTTTTGATACGCCCAAAGATTGATATTTTTTCGCCGCTTCCCGAACGCCGCGATTGCATCCGGAGAACGCCGGAAAAGTTTTGATTCCGGAGAACTTAAAGCCGTTCGCATCGTTGCCAGCAATTCGGTAAAGAGGCTTTCAATCGACGGTTGCGAAATCATCAACGGCGCTTCGCTTGCGTGCGTTTTGTCGGCTTGCGTATAAGTTGCATCCGATGTTTCGCCGGAAAGATCAACAACGATTTTTTTGATTGAAGCTTTGCCCGCATCCCAAAAATATAAACAGAAACATTGAAACGCGAGATCCCCGGCAAGTTGATGAATGTTCTTTTCGTCAACGATTGCCATTTGAAACTTCTCGGCAACCGCCGTATTCGCCGCGCTGAATGCCGCCGTATCGATAAAGCTTGTATCTATGTTGCCGAGAAATTCCGAAGTCAAAATATGTTCGATGATTTCCGGGCCTTTTTCTAACGGCGTTCCGGTTGCGGTTTCGTCGTCAGTGATTCCGACTAATGTAACCCAAATCGTTTCTTCGGCGAAGCCAAGTTTCGTCGGCGGTTGATTGACTGCAATCGTTGTGATTCCGGGATCCGAACCAGCCCGGCCCAAATCGGCATTGTATGTATCGTCGTCAAGCGTTGCCGTCCAAAAATCCGTATTGTATTCATGGTAAACTTGTTCGGTTTCGTTTTGGCTTTGTTCGCTTCCGCGCGCCTCAACTTTTTGAATTTCTTCGGAAGGCAAATAGTTGATAACGTAAGTCCAATCTCCAACTTCATAAACCGGAGTTCCGGCTGGCCAATATGGAACAACGCCGGGATCCGCCCAAATTCGATAGGCATCCCCGGTTCCGGTTCCGCCGCTTGGAATATCCGGTTCCGGATGAACAGCGATGTTGATGTTAAACGGCGCTTTCCATTTCGTGATCAAAAACGTAAACCATTCTTGCCCGCCGTTGTCGTTGTCTAAATACCACGAAATTAAATGCCCGGCACGCGAAATATGCGCGTTCGTGAAATCGCTGGAAGGAACGGCGGAATGCGTAAAGCCGTCAACGTTCACATCGCCGTCGGACGTTCCGGCCTGTAAAATTTTGCTTCGGCTTGTCCAATCGAATTGATTTGTGTCGGAAGCTGCAAAGCTTCCCGTAACGATTTCATAATCGTTCGGATAACCAATCATCAAATCGATTGACGTTCCGGAAGTGAAGCCAAGATTCGCAGCCGTGTCATTCAGGTAAAGCGCGGTTGAAGTATGCCGGAAAACTTGCGACAAGTAACCCTTCCCCGGCCTATCAATCAAACATGCCGGAACGCGATTAACGGGATTGCCGTAAACGATAGGAATAATTTTTCCTTCGCAATCATCGCAAACAACTTCCGGAAAAACTTGCCGCGTCAACGGCAAGCCAATCGAGCGATCAAAATGTTTTTCGATTCCGGTAAGCGTAACTTGCCAATCAACGGAACGTTCGGAGAACTTGAAAGGCGCGGTGAGAATGCCAGCGAAAACCGTAACGGCATCGCTCCAATTTGTTCCTTCAAACCAAACATAAACTTTCGCAATCTTTCCTTGAACGCCCGGCTTCGCAAAGAACAAATCGCGCAACGCAAAATCATTATCACGCAAAACCAGATTGAAAGAATTGCTTGAACCGACTTGCGCCGGTTTCCCTTGAACGCGAAGATTGCCCCAACGATTAACCCGATCATCCGTTGTGAAGCCGCCCGATGTTGGCGAAATTTCTTCATCCGAATAATACTTTGTTCCCGTTGCGCCGCCCCATTGAATTTCGAGAACATACCGAAGAAACGCGCCGGTTGATTTTGCAAGTTCCGTTTGCGATGCCGCCGAAATGCTGCGCGTCATAATGATAAACCTTCCCGCCGTTCATGCTCTTTGATTGCCGCCGCCAAATCGGAAACTTCTTGTTGTCCCATGCGGGTAAGATTCGGCGCTTCGATTGTCAAGCTTTGAACGCCATTGTTCCCGGATCTTCCATCTTCGGCAAGTCCGGGATCTTCAAACGGAATATCACCCGAACGCCCGATGAATTGTTGCGGTTGATTTTGAAGATCTTGAATGTAACGCAAGAGCGCTTCAATCTGTTGTTTGATATCGTCGGATTTTTGCGAGTTCGGCCCTAGCCCTAAGAACATCAACGCCGATTGAAGCGTTTGAATTTCCGCATATGCCGCCGCGATCTGCCCGGCGGTTGTATTCATAGCCTCAATGATTCGATCTTGTCTCGGGCCGCCAGCGCCGCCGCCGAACCCGGACCCGTATCCTTGCCCGCCGAATCCGTCGAATCCGCCGAACCCGCCGAACCCGCCGCCGCCCGGCCCCGGCCCGAAGCCGCCTTGAAAACCGCGCCCGAAGTTTTGCATCTGACTCGAAAGGTTTTGGAAGTTGTTGTTGACGTTCCCAACTTGGCGATTCAAACCGATAAAATTGTTGAAAGCGTTTTCAAGTTGCTTATCAAAGATTTCCATCGAACGCGCGTTTCGCATTCTCGCAACGGCTTCGCGATCCGCTTGCGTTGCCCGGCCCGAAAGAACGCGAATCATCATTTCGCGCCGCTCTTGCATTTCTTTTCGCTTCGCCGCATTAACGGCTTCATCCGTTTGTTTTTTCAACGAATCCATCGCCTTGCCGAATTGTTCGGAAGAAACCTTGCCTTCCATAAATGCCTTGCGAATGTTTACAAACTTCGTTGCCAGATCGTTCAATTCGATGTTCGGGAATTGCTCGCGAAGATTTTGGAAGCGTTCGCCCAAACTTCGCGTTGCTTCTTTCGCGGTTTGCATCTTTGATTCAGTTTCCTGAATTCCGCGAAGAAATGTTTGAACCAATTCGTTGATTCGTTCCGGCGTAAGCTCCCCGGCTTCGCCCGCCATAGTCAAACCAGCCGCAAGCCTTGCAGCGTTTTGCGGTGTTGCGCCGGGAATGTTTGAAGCATATTGCCCCAAGTTTGAAACGGCTTGATCCGGAGTGATTGCCCCGCTTGCTTGCGCTTGAATCAACTGTTGAATGAACCCGGAAAGTTCGGACGTTCCCGCAATTTCGGAATCCAACCGCGCGTTCCGCTTTGCTTCGATTGCCGATGCAATTGCTTCCGCAAGCTTTTGATTATTTTCGGCTTTTTCTCCAAAGCCGCCGCCGCCGGGCATTCCGCCGCCGCCCTCAAGCCCGTCGGCTTGCCCCATTTGATTAAGCTTTTCAAACTTCGCTTCCAGCCCGGAAAGATTCGCCGCGTTCGCTTGCGACAATGCCCGTTCAAGTTCGTTCACGCGATCTTTCGTAAGTTGAACTTTGTTTTCAAAATCTTGCGTTTGCGCGACCTGTTCTTCCCAAAGTTTTTTTCCGGCTTGCCCTAAGCTTCGCCATGTTGGGCGCAATTCTTCGGCCCGCTTTTGCGAACTCTTGACGGCGTTTTTGTATGACTCAAGCGCGACTTGCGCATCTTTCAACTGCGCCTTCAAGAAATTTGATCGTTGCCCGGCGTTCTTAAATTCGTTCGCCTTATCGATCATTTCTTGCGTTTTCTTAACGTATCGATCCGCCCATTCCGAATTTAGTTTTTTCGCGCGTTCGGCTTCTTTCCTGAACTCCCGAACCGCAGGATTCAATTCGTAAATGAATTTTGCCGCAACGCCAATTGCAACAATCGCCAAACCAGCCAAACCCGCCTTCAATCCCATCATTGCGATTTTCGCCGCAACCGCCCGGCCTTTTGCCGTCGCAAGCGCCGGGATCAAATCGGCAGCAATAACTTTGACGGTTGTTCCCAAAGCCGAAATAACCGAACCCGCCGCTTTGTTGATGCCGAGCAAACCGGTAATTTTGAAGGCAACCAGCGCCGCCATCAATCGCGGATGATTCGCCATAAATTCGCCAATCCATTTCACGATTCCGAATAAAGTTGAAATGAATTTTTGAACCGTTTCGCGATTGTCTCGAAACCATTGGATAATCGAAACGCCGAATTCTCCAAGCGCCTTCGCCGCATTTACGAAAGTATCGGCAATCGCCGGGCCTTGCTCTTGAGTGAACGCCGTGAACGCGTTGACCATTTGACGGAATACCGGCGCAAGCCTTTGACCGATTGAAATAACAACTTCGGAAATCGCCGATTTAAGTAGATCGAATTGCCCGGCAAACGTGTTCAACTGCGCTTGTTCCAATCGCTTCGCAACGCCACGAAGCTTTTTGGTTCCCTCCTCAAATTCCGCGATTGAATCGATTCCAACTTGAAGCAATGCCGCCATTCCCGGCCCGCCGCGCATTCCGAACAACGCCATAACTTCGCCGGTTTCCAATCCAGCCGCTTGCATGTTGCGCATCGTCTGAATGAAATCCATCGATCCATCGCGAGTGTATGCGATATCGATACCAAGTTTCCGAAGCTTTGCCGAAACTTCCGGAACGGCCCCGGCGAAACGCGAGAGGATATTCCGCAACGCCGTTCCCGCTTCGCTTCCCTGAAAACCGGCATCGGAAAGCTTGCCGAGCGCCGCCGTAACGGTTGAAAGCTTTATGCCGAGAGAAGCCGCAACCGGCCCAACCGGTTTGATTGCTTCCGCCAATTGCCGAAGATCCGTGTTCGAGCGAGTGAACGTTGCAACCAACGTATCATTGATTTCCGAAAGCTGCGAAGCTTCCATACCGAACGAACGCATTGTTTTCGCCGCAACATCGGCAGCCGTCGCAATATCAACTTGCGCAGCCGAAGCCAATTGCAACGCGCCCGGTAACGCGTCATAAATTTCTTTGACGTTCAACCCGGCAAGCCCTAAGTTCTCCATCGCTTCCGCCGCTTGCGTTGCGGTGAATCGAGTTGTTGCGCCCATTTGCCGCGCGCGATCTTCCAAGATCTTAAACTGCGCCGCGCCTTCTTTGCCAAGCGTATTTGTAACGCCCCGAACGCGAACCATAACCGATTCAAATTCGGCGAACTCTTTTACGGCAAAACCAGCAAACGCCGCCGTTGCGCCGATCATTCGCTTGCCAACCGTCGCAACGTCTTTCCCGGCCTTGCCCCAAGCTTGCCGGAATTCCTTCGTTGCTCCAATCGCTTTGCGAACGCCGTTGACAAACCCTTTTGAATTTAGGGTAAGAATGCCGCGCAATTCGTGAATTTTTCGAGACATATTTTAAGCTTTCGGATTTGTTGAATCCGCTTGCGCCTATGCCTTGAAGCCATTCCCGAAACGGCTTTTGTTTTTAACTCATTTGCGTTTCATGTTCGATAACGATTGAAACAGAAAACAAATTGTCATTCGTTCGCGTGAATTGCAATTCGGTGTTCACGAATCGCGCGTTGTTGTAAACGGTTCCGTCGGTATGCGTGTAACCGAAAGTATTCTTCGGCCCGTCAGCCGTGTTGTAATAAAAATCTTCAAGATCGTCTTTCATCGCTTGCGTCAAGTTCGGCAACGTGATGTTCCATCGATATTTTTTTTGCGAACTGTATTTGTATCCCCAACGATCACCATTGCCGTTCACGCCCGTTGCATACAACGGCAAATGATTGATGTTCGTTTGCCCCGCCGGGCCGGTAACGTTGATGATCGTTCCGCCGCCGTTGTCGAATCTGACTGTTGAACTCATTCTTGCGATTCCCCGAAATCGTTTGCTTGCCGCTTCGCCCCGCCCGGAGCGTTGCCGATGCCTTTGTAACTACGTTCCCGCGTCAAGATCTCCAATCGATCCGCAGTGAACGCATCGTTCGCATCAATGGCATCTTGCGGAGTGTAGCCTTTTCGGTAAATCCATGCCATGCGTTTCGGATGCTTCCGCGCCCATTCATCGCCGCCCGTCTTCAGCGCATCGCCAATCATTATCAACATTTCTTCATCGGTTTTCGCGTAATCGTAAGCCGATTTTTTAACGCGCCCGCCGCCCGTCGATGCGATGCGATTTCGGATTTGCCGCCGATCCGCTTTATTCATCCACGGAAAATCAGCCGCTTGAAGCGCAAACAATTGTTCGCCGCGTTCGTTCTCTTTGATCCAATGAATGAAAGCAAAAGCGCGATCCGCTGGAAGATTGAAAATCTCGGAATGCGACCAATGATAAGCGTTTGCAATAATCGCAATTCCGAGAGTTTCCGGCGCTTGACCGATTAGATCCCCGTCATCGAATTCATCACGTTGATCAGAGTTCCCAACGTGTGAGCCAAAAACTTTTTTTCCGCATCCATCAACTTTTGAAGATCGTTCGTTTCGTCAACGGCTTCGCGAAGATTCGCAACGTCAAGCGCATCAAGTTCATCCAAAGATTGCGGAAGCGAACCGGATTGCAAACACATTTTGATAATGTCGGGAGTTGCAAGATCCAATTGATCCAACGTTTTGCCGATAACAGGATCCAAGATTTCGATGAATCCGGAATCTTTGTTTTGCTTTGCCGCTTCTTTGATCTTCTCTTGAACTTCGGAATCGGAAAGTTCATTGCCGGTTTCGTCGGTTTCAAAATCGCCCATCATAGTTTTCATCATGCCGGTAATCGCATGAACCATCGGATCGGTCAAAACCTTTTTGAATTCATTCCAGCGCCCGAACTTCACAACGCCAATAACAACTTCCCGGCCTTCCATTGAAGGCGATTCGAGTTTGACCGTAACGGTTCGCGGTCGTTTATATTCTTCGGCTTTCGCCCCGGTTTCAGTTTGCGTTTCCGCCATGATGCGCCCCTTTGAGTTTCAGAGTTTCAGAGAAAAAGAAAAAACGGAATCAATCTTTTTTCGGTTCCGTCGTTTTTGATTCGGTCGTTGTGACTTCGGTTTTTCCAAGCTTATGTTTGATTGAAATCAAACCGGCGAACGAATGCAAATGATTGATTGCCTTCGTTGCCTCTTTTGCTGCAACCGCCCGGACGAATCCCCGCCATGCAACGCGCGGTTCGTCGGCAAGTTTGCCGCGTTGCGTTTTCAAATACGCATGATGCAACTGTTGAAGCTTTGAAACGGTTTCGCCGTCAAGATCCTTTTCAATGGCATTGCAAGCTTCGCAAAGTTTCATTGCCGCTTCCCGTTCCCTTTTTTCCGCCGATTCCGTTGCCGGGTTTTTGATATCGGCGAACGCGGGTTTTGGCGAACGTGCGTTTGACCGAATTCCGGATTCTATTTTTTTCTTCGCCATGATTTCGCCTTTCGTTCAATGAAACAGAACGGGCCGCCATGCCGAACGGCCCGTTCCCCAGATTCCACACACCCCCGAACAATAATCAGTTCAGGAAAATCTTTCCATGCCATTCGCCGTCGGTTTGCGATTCGTCAAGCAAACAAGCGAATTCGGTTTCAAACAATCGATCATCATCGTTATTGAAGTTGATCGCGAGTTCGCCAATCGGAGTTGCCGCAAACATTTGAATTAACTTTGCAGCATCGGCAGTAAGGAACGGAATGACCTTGAGATCTTGCGTTGAATACAACGCCCCGGCGGTTGCACCGATTCCGAGGTAAGCGCCAGCCGAACCCGATGTTGAATCGGTTCCGAGGTGATAAGTATTTTTCAAGGTATCCGCCGCCCATTCAGCGAACGCCGCCGAAACGCGTACATTGTCGCCCGTATGACGAATTTGAATTTCCGACGATCCATATTGATCGACGATAACGGGCCGCGTCTGTGGCGCAATCGTGCAAGTCATTCCGCCCTGAGTGTGACCAATATCGGCATCGGCAAGTTGAATTTTTGCCGGGCCGCCCAAAACGTTTGATACGTCTGGTGTTGACATAATTTAATTCCTTCCATTTTTCCGGGAGTGTTTTAACTGCCAACAATTCGGCAATCAAAGTTTGAAATGTGCATATTCAAACTTTCGCTTCCCCATACTGGTTTGACTGCGCCCGGCATAGCGAAAGAATTTTGTTCGCGGAAAATCGTCAGATCGAAATTGTCTGATGAAATCCCGGCGGGTAAAGCTTCCGGTATTTTGAAATTTTGTGCAAGGTAAATCGCAATATCCATCAAAGCCGACGATTTCAGCCCGAAGATTTCATGCCGCAATTCAGCCCGGTAAAGCTTCCCGCCAACGGTAACATCTTCCGAAGTGATATTTGTAAACCGCATGTAAATCATCGGATACGCAACCGCCGTTTCCGGTTGTTCGCGCCAAATTGATTCGGCCCCGCCGAGCATTGAAACAAGCGTTGAATCGGCAAGATAAGCCGTAACAATCGACTTCAACAATTCGCTGAGATTATGCGAAGCCATTTCAAACCCTTTCAGTCTAACGGCGGTTCATGAATCGTATCCAACTGCGCAATCGCCCGCTTCTCAATTGCAAACCATGCCGGACGCAACCACGGCATTTGTTGATCATTCGACAAGCCGCCGCCTTCCGTTCTTTCGGATTTCGCTTGCCATTCATCAACGGCTTGCGCATCGGTAACTTCCGGCCCGAAGCCTAGCGCGAGAACTTGCCCGCCCGCAATGTAGCGAGTTCCGAATTCGACATAAACGCCGTATTCCATATTAGTACCGACTTCCAAAACCAAACCATGAAAGCCGTCTTTGTAAACATTGGAAAAAATGGAACGTTCAAGCCGCCCGGAATTTTCAGTTGCGGAAACGGGAACGCGTTCTTTTGCCCTATCGCGCCAATCAACGCCGATGATTCGGAAAACCTTTTTCGCGTTCTTTTGGGTAAACTCATTCCATCGATTCAGGCGCAACGCGAGTTGTTCGGTATCTCGCAAAAGTTGTTTTCCGAATTCGGCGCGCATCAATCAACTTTCAAAATGCGTTTCAACTTTGCTTCAAGATGATGCCGTTGCCCGGCAATATCTCCAACCCAAAGAACTTCGTAACTTCCCGATTTTGGGTTTTTCATTTCAATAGAATCGTTCACATCATCATCGGCTTGCGGTTTGATATTCGCGTTGTACGGAAGAAAAAGCGTTGCATCAAAGCGCAATTCTTTTCCCGATTCATGATGAATGATCGAACCGGGTTTTTCTTGCAATAAACATTTTTGATTTGATTTAACTGTTGTCGGAGTTCCTTTGATGATTTCGCCCGCATCGAACGTGTCGTTCGGACGCAAGATATCGCATTTATCCTTCATCAAAGCTTGAAATGCCATTGTTCAGAATCCAATCGTTTTTTCGGAGTAATGCGAAAGAACCGCCGCAACATCCGAAAGCAATGGATCCGATGCCGCGTTTTGGCCAATCGAATAAGAATACGAACCGATTGTTTCGCCGGTGATATCCCCAACGACATCGATTTTTTTCCGCGCGATTGCCGCCGTTTTTAACAACGCAAGCTTCAAATCTTCGGGAACTGTTGAATAACCAGCCGTATAAGTAACTTTGATGTTTTTTCGACCGAAGGGCCAAATTCGCGAAATCGCTTCCAGAATGCCGCCGTTGTCTTCGTCTTCGCCGGTATCCCGAATGAAGAAATCACTCCCCGCCGTCCATTCCGTTGTTGATGCGAATGCGTTTGTTCCTTGCCCGGCGTAACCCGTTGGATCAACCCAAACGCCCGCAACCGCCGTAACGGGCCGCCGTTGAAGAATTAACGTTTTATCATCATGCCCGTCGTAGTATTCGGTTGCTTCGGCGCTTTCAATATCACGTTCCAACTGTTCAACCGCCGCTTTATTAACGCCGTCAACGATGAATTGAAGTTGATCATCTTCATCGTTTCCGGTGATACCCAAATAGGTTTTCAGTTCCGTAAGATTGAAAAGCGCCATTGAAGCAATTCCGAATTAAATCAAAAACCAGTCAAACGGAGATCATTCCGCCGAACGTTTTTTCAACAGGATTTGACCGCCGAGATCCAACGTCGGAGAAGTTCCGCCGGTGAACGCAACGGTTGCAACAACGCGAACGTATCGCGCCGACCGACGGGCCTGAATCAATTGCGGTGACTCATCAGCGGTGACTTGAGTCGCGCGATTTTGAACGCAATCGCTCCAAGTTGAATCATCATCTGATTCTTGAATCTTCCAATCGAGCGTATAACTTGACGGAGAACCCGTTGCCGCCCCGTTTGAAACCGCCGCTTGAACAACGGAATCGTTTGACGTTCCTTGACAGTCAACGGTATCGCCGTTTTTGGTTCCGTCGCCGCTTTGGTTGAAACCCGGTTCAATCGAATGTTTGATTGCTACGTTTGTTCTAAAATCGTTGTAATCCATTTTGGTAACTCCCGAACTGGAATTTGATTTGTAAAGTAATGCGCCGAAAAAGTTGAAAGTAAAAAAACAGCGCGGGGAAACGAATCGCAGGCGCAATCCGGGAACGAAACGCCGCCCCGCGTGTTTTCAAAAATCAGATTTCACGCAAAAGATCATCGACGTAAACGAACGCGTCTTCGTAGCGCGGGCCAACGTCAACATGCTGAATCATTCGCATCCACGTTTGATCGGTCGTGAACGCGGTATCGCCCGAATCGGTTGTTGCGAATTCCGCAACGCCCGAACGTGCAATGATCCAATGACGGAAGATCCCCGCGAGCAAATAAGTCAAATCGGTTCCGCTTCCCTTTGTTCGGGTTTTGGAAACTTGCGTTGACTTCAACGACGGATAACCGTTGATCATTGAAGGCATTCCGCGTGCGATATCATCGCGATTTGCGCGGAACAAGAATTGACCAACTTCCGAAGTTGAACTTCCATCGTAAATCGACGCGCGCCGATTCATGATTTGCGCGTGAAGTTCCGGACGCATAACGAACGTCAAGCCTTCCGATTCGGGATCATGATTCTGTTGTTCAAGATCCGAAATCATCAATTGAAGATCTTCCGGTTCCAACGTGTTCCCGTTTGCCGCAAGCGTTCCGGCATCCCGCGTAAGAACGCCGGAATAATTCAGCAGTCCCGTCGGAGCATCGCCAGATCCAACGCCGTCAAGCGAAGTTGAATCGAGTTTCAGCGCCGCTGAAATCGCCATATCGTTTCGCAAGAATGCTTCAACTGAACTGTTTCCGAAACGCAAAAGTTCGTTCGGGAGTTTCGTCAGAACATAAAGCTTTTTGGCTTGCATGTTCAACGAACCCGTTGACGGTTCCGAATGCGACATTGAAGGCGAAGTTTCGTTGCCCGCCGTTTCGCCGATCCATCCAGCCGTCACCGATCCGGTTTGCTTGCTGAATTTGATTCGACCGTTCGGCGGTAACGTGATTTGAGTTGCCCCGGCCCGCGAAAACACTTCTTTCGCGCGAAGCAAATCAATCATTTCGCCCATTTGAGTCGGGCCGAGGAAAACGCCAAGCCCGGTATCATCGACCGTCGAAAGAGCCTGTTGGCGAGTCATTCCGGTTCGTTGCAAACTCCAAGCCGCATGATCCGGATCGAAACCGGCAACGCCTTGAATCATCCGTTGTCGGATTTCCATTTTGAAACCGATATCGACGTTGCCCAAAGCTTGCGAAGAAATCGGAATCAAAATCGAATTCGCATCATGCTTTTCAAAGCCATGTTTCACATAGGCATCGTGCAAGGTGTTGTGAATGTCCATTTCAACCTTGCATTGATCTTGTGCGATGATGCCTTGTCGCATCGACATCAACCGCCAAAATTCATATCCGCGCGAAGTCAAAGGATCTTCGCCTTGTCGAACAAAGAAACCGCCGAAGCCGTTTTGTTGTTGCGGTTTTCGCAAATCTTCCAGCGTTTCGGAAAACTGGTTTTGGCGTTGTTCAATTTGATCCAACCGGTTGTTGACCGATTGTTGTACTTGCCCGGCAACAATTCCGCCGAGCGCTTGAAGTTGCGTTTGCGTGATTCCCGCCGGAACGTTCGGAGCGTTGCCGCCTTCATTCGTTCCGCCGTTGTTTTGGGTTTGCTGCGCGGCTGTGGTTCCGCCGTTCAGAGCGTTGCCGCCGCCTTCGCCGCCGCCGGAAGATCCCGCCGGAACGCCGTCGCCGTTTTCTTCATCCTGCAACGCAGGTCTGAAACCGGGCAAACGGCAATTCAACCCGGCCATTGTTGCCCCGGAAAATCCGGGAAAAGTTTTCTTCTGCAAATTCATACTAAGGATCCTCCAGAACATAAAAAAAAGCCGTCAACAAAGATCCCGCGTAGGAACTTCATTGTTGGCTTCGGTTTGTCCGATAACCGCATTGGTTAAACGTGATTAGAATTTGAATCGCGAAACGTCTTTTATGTCCAACATCGCAACCCGCGATTCGTGAATTTTGATGTTGGTTTCAATTTGACCATGCCCGGCCTTCAACCGTTCGATCAATTTGATTTTTATTTCTCGCAAAGCTTTATCGGCTTCGCGTTCGATTTCCATTTCATTCATCCCGGCAATTGCCCGGTTGCTTGCCGCAACTGTTGTTCAAATTTGTTCGCGTCTTTTTCAAGCTTTTCAAATCGCGGTTCCAACGCATTGTTCACTTGCTGAGTAACCGCCGCCGCAATTTGTTCCGCCGTCAACGGCGGTTCGCTTTGCGTTTTTTGTTCGGAATACTGTTGTTCGATTTGATCAAACCGAATGATTTCTTCCGATTGACTTTGCTGAATTTCGACGTTTCCGGAATTATTGTCAACCCCGGCCCCGATTTCTTGCGCGTACTGTTGCCCGGATTCGGCCCCGGCTTTGCCCGCTTCGGAAAGCTTATCGATTGCCGATTGAACTTCATTGTTGATAATTTCGCGGAATTTTTCGGGAGTGAATCGGAGAACTTCAACGTTCGGTTCGGTTGATTGCGTTTGCGTTCCGCCTTGCGGTTCATCATCTTCCGGCATCCAAAACGCCGATTGTTTCGTTTGCGGTTCGTCGGGATTCCATAACGCATTCCAGCCATTGAAGCCGCTTTGATTCTGTTTGACCAACGGCCCCGCCGCAGCCGTCAAGTATTGAACCATTCGTTCGGAAAGCGAATGCCCGTTGACGGCCTTTCGGCTTGCCGATTGTTTCAGCGCCCCGGCATCCGCGCCCAAAACGGTAATGCTCCATTCCATCAAAAGCGCTTCAACGAAATCATACCCGCCAAAGTATTGCGTAACGTCTTCAACGCCTTCCGCCGTCGAATTTGGTTTTCGTGCAAGCTTCATAACCTTGCGAACGTTGAACCCGATTGAAGCCATGCGAATCGCGTTGCCGAATACCAAGTTCGCAACGTCTTCAACAATTTGAATCCCCTGATTGAAATAAACTTTTGAAATCGCTTTCGTCGAATTCATCCGGAGTTCAACCGGCGAACCCTTATCTTTTTGCGCCATGCCCATCGGGATCGGCGTAACGTGTCCATGCTCAAAAAGAACAACGGGATTCATTGCGTATTGATCGACAAGCAAACCCCCGCCGTATTTGTTTTCTTTGATTTGAACTTTGTTGCCGTGTCGGTTTTCCTCTTTGCCGCGCGTGACAACGACAAACGTTGCGGATCCTTCCGCTTCGCTTTTTTCCTGAATGGTTGCTTTTTGTTCGACCGAACAAACTTCGCCGCGCGGTGTTATGATTCCCGGTTGTTTTTCCGCAATATCGGCAAGCGCCGCTTGACCGATTAACGGTTCATTCGATTCATACTGTTCATCGAAATTTCGTTTTACCATTTTTGAACCCTTTTGCCGCTTGGCGAAGTTTTGATTCGGTTGAATGTTTTCAGTTGGGATTGATCACTTCCCGGAATTGCCGCCGGTATTATCGCCCGTTTTGTTCTTGTCGGTTTCGGTTTTGGTTTCGGTTTCTTTTTCGGATTGCTTTTCCGGAACGGTGTATTCGTCTGAAAAGATAATATCGGATTCTTTGCAGCCGTATTGGTCAGCCGCGATTGATCGAATTTCTTTTTTGTTTGCAGCCGAAAGTTTTTCGCCGTCATATTTCGAGCTAATGCCGTCAAAGTTTTTGATCTTTGTCGGGCCGCCTTTCACTTTGAACGCGACTTTGTTGATTCGTGACATCGTAAACGCCTTTCAGAATTGAAAAAGTTGAAACGGTTTTTTTGCCGAACTGAAAACAATCTAAGCCGCTTCCGCAATTTTTCGCAACCCGAAACGCCCGCGCATAAAAAAAGGCGCTTCGTGAGAAGCGCCAGTTTCGCCCGTATCGGCCTCAAATCATGCCGGGCCAATATAACCCGGATGATTCGGTTGATACGTTCCCGGCCCATATTCGGCTTCAACATCGGCTTTCGCAAGTTGCCCTTCGCCGTTGTTCGCTTCAAACGCCGTTGAACCGTAAACATCAAACCCGCGAATCCAATAATCCGACGATTCCGGTTTGATCAACTTGCCCGCGAATTCAATTCGTTCTTTCAGCCGTTCGGCATCTTCCAGCCGATCAAACAGTTTGAAATGATGATATCGCCGCCCGTCATAGTAAACGGCTTCAACGTGAAATTTCGTTGCCGTAAACGGCCCATCTTCGCCCAACTCTTGAACATAATCCGGAGAAACATAAATTTCCATTGCCTTGCCTTTCGAGTGAATGAGAGAAAAAAACGGGCCGCCTTTCGACGGCCCCGGTTGAATCAAACCAGCTTTGCCAATGCTTCGCGAACTTCATTCGCTTCGCGACCAACGCCCCGCTTTGCAACGCGAACCCATTGTTTTTCATGCCGTTCCCATTTAAAGCCAAGCGATTTGATTGCGTCTTTGATCGGAAAAGTATTGCCCGAAACAACAACCCGGCGAACGTAATGGCATGTTGCGTTTTTCAGATGCCCGCCCCAAACGGTTTCGATGTTCGTCATCTTCGCAAGATGCCGTTCGGTTTTGATTTCAACCCCGGCGTTTTCAAGCTTTTCATTGATTCGCAAATTTTCTTCGTAATCGGTTGCGAATTTGTTTTTCTTTTCATCCGACCAATCGGCGAAAAGTTCGTCAAGTTCCATTTCGCCGCGAAGCCGTTTCACTTCCGCATCAACGGTAAGAACACAACAGGGATTCAAGATTTCCAAAGCTTCGTTTGTTTCGAGAGTCATCATAGTTCCGCGCCTTTCAAAAAAGTTTGATTTGTTGTTGCCTTGCCTTCAACAATTGTATGATATCACTTATCGGCGTTCGGTCAATGTGATATCACAAGAAAATCAAAAAATTCTTGAAATAATCTTTTTCCGCGAATCGGCTACCTTTGCCGGGATTTCCAGCCGCGAAACCAATTGATTCGCGATGAACAAACCCGGATCCCCTTCCGCCGGATGAACCGGAAGCAATGGTTCGGTTGCTTCATTCAAAAGTTCGGCAAGCGTTTCATTCGTCGAAAGCCAAACCAAATCGGCGTTCAACCTTGCCAACGTTTCCTTCCCGCGTTTCAGCCGTATCATAAAACGCCCCTCAAAACTCCAACGATGAAATCAAAGAATTCCGGATCTGTTTTCGCGAACGTAACCGGATCGGCATAAAGAAATTCAACGCCCATTGATAAAACTTCGGTCGCTTCAAGCCGCATTCCGGTTTCGTATGTTTTGCCAATATAGTACGCGTGGGAATCGCTTCGCCCCATTTCGCGAACCAACGTTTCAAAGCCGTCTTTGTTTCCGATTTCCTTATAACTGTAACCGCTTTCCGGGAAAACTTTTTTCAATCGTTCGCTTTGCGTTCCCGCCTTTTTGATTCGATACCGAATAAATTCTTCGCATGAATCGAGAACGCCCGGCGAACGCATTTCAATCGTATGCGCCATTTCATGCGCGTAAGTTCCAAGATCATCATGGATCGTCAAATGAACTCGCGAACTTTGCTTTCGGCCCGTCGCATATGCGCGTTGATTCTTTCGCAATTGCTTGAAGTTCATAACATGATCTTCGGGCAAGTTTGATCGGTCAACGATCTTTTCCAGAAAATCAACCGATTCGTTTGCCTTGCGAACCGTCGTTTTGTTTTTGATGTTCGTCAAATCGATATTCAGCGAACCGCGCCGGTTTTGCGGAACGGCAATTTCGGAAAACATTTTTTGCGATTGTTGGTATGAAAGTTCGTCAGCCGCCGCCGCTTGCTTTTTGATTTCAACATAACGATCAATCGCCGCATTCCGTTCATTGCGCGCCGCAAGAATATCTTCCGGATCCGCCTTATCGACTGTCAGCCGAATGGCCTTTTTATTCGCTTCGTAATAATCGTCAATTGCCTTGCGTTTCGCTTTGTTCGCTTCGGCGTTCAACGATTTATAGTTTGCGGTAATCTGTTCGCGCAATTCTCGCAACGCCGCTTCATTTTTAATTCGATCCTCAATCGGAACGTTCCGATTAACCGGGCCTTTCGGAATCAAACGGCTTTGCGGAGTTCCGGCATTGATCGGCGCAACGGGCCGGGCCTTGCGCCGTGTCGGCTTATCGTCGAAATGAGACAACCCGGAACATCGGCAATTGATAACGTTGCCAGCCGAACCGCGTGAATCGCCCGGAAACATCAACGGTTCATTCGAGACAATAAACGGTTCATCATTCAACTGAACTTGCCGATGCGCCTTCCAATGGTTGAATTCGGATTTTGGCGGTTGCCGAACCTTTACATCTTGCCGCATGATCCAAATCTTTTTTTCAATACCAAGTTCTTTGCGTTCAAGATATTGGCCGTTATTGATTGCCCCGGTTGTTTCCGTTCTGGCAACCCGCCGCGCTTGCGCCCGCGTGTAACCGGCAAGATCGGCCCGCAACAAATCCGCCATTTCGTTGAACTTCAAACCGTCGCGAATGCCTTTGTTGATCGAACGCCGAATTCGGGCCTTTGTTGTTTCGCCTATCCGGTTCCAAACGCCAACCGCCCGGCCCCGCAACCAAGTTCGGATCCGGGCCTTTGTAACTTCATCCGGTTCAACATAAATCGAGGGCGGTGGATCCCCTTCCAAAAGAATGCGTTCGGCTTCCGGATCCAGCCGTTGACGTTCCGAATCTTCCCCATCGCCAAACGCCGCTTCAATGTAATCGGCTTCAAATTTGACGCCCGTCCAAATCGTTTGATTCCATAACGGAAGCATGAAAGAATTGAATTCATCGCGCCACGATTCACCACGAAACAAATCTTCGATTGATGCGTTGCCGCGCGAATCTTCAAACCGGCGAACAACATTCTTTTCAACTTGCCGAAAGAATCGAACGTTTGCGTTGAATGTTATTCGCTCTTGCCGGGAATGAATCAATTGCCAACGTTGCATTTGCTTCGTTCGGTTTGCCCGTTGTTCCGCCCGGCGGTTTCTCGCAAGCAAACCAAACGGCAAATCATTCATCATCTTCATCCGTTTCATCTTCGGCATCATCGCCGTCATCCGGTTCATCGTCGGCATCGTCTTCATCATCTTCCGATTCATCCGGTTCGTCGTCTTCATCATCTTCCGGTTCATCTTCCAACGGTTCAACGATGCCCGCCATTGAAACGGGAATTCGCCCGCTTCCCATATAACCAGTTTCGTATTCTTCGGATTTCATCGGTTCAAGATTCAAGAACATTCTGAATTCATCCAACGTAACGGCCCCGGTATCAACGCCCGCCCGCATTCGCTGAAATGCCTGTTCCGCATTTTCCGGCGTACAATCATCGAACCAAACAACGATTCGCGGATCCCATCGGTTTGCCAATTCTTGCAGAACTTCTGCCCATTCGTTCAATTCAGGGTTTGCCGAGATCTCGCAAAAAACGGCCCATGCCGCTTCGGATGTTGCCCGATTATAATCCGTTGACAAACCGGCGATGATATGATGAACGCCATAAAGCGCAAGAATGTTATCGCGCATCGCGTTCGCCGAACTCGGATAATCCATTTCTTGCGGAGTCAAAGACCACGGCGAAATCGTGACGCCCGGCGGTTGCACCAATGGATCCCCATGCCGTTCGATGCCGCGCGTTCGTTGCCTGAAACGGCCTTTAATGCGTTCAATCAATTCATCTTTTGAAAGATGCGTTTCCGCGCCTTTGAACTTTTCTTCATCCAGCGAAACGATAACATCCGGATTTCGCCCGTTGATGAATGATGCCCGTCGGCTTTTTTCGATATCTTCCGCGTTTTCAATCCAACGCGCCCCGGCCTGAACTTCGCTTTGCCCGTTCAACTTATCGACCGGATGAACGTTGACTTGTTTAATGATATCTTCCGGCGGAATCTTCATCATTCGCCGCGTGTCGCCTTCCGGAGTAACAACGTAGTATTTCAGCGTTCCATTGCTTGAAAATTGCGGTGTTACCCATTCCGTCGGAACAACATGAAGTTCCGCCGGTAAGCCTTGCGGGGAAAATTCGGTTCGCAACCGGTTCGGAATGACCCAAATATATGCCCGGCCCGTCATTCGTTTGTTGTATGTGAACTCTTGCGCCAACATCGAATAATTCGCGTATTCGTTCGGGTTAGACAACAACGAAATCATTTGATGATCTTCGGGAATCGGTTTCAATTCCTGAACATCGATTGCGCCTTGAATGACGCGTTGACTGTAATTGCGTTTCAGCCAATTCATCGATTGCCGTTGATAAAATCGTTGATTCCCGCCGCGCCCAATCGACTTCGCCGCGTTCGGTTGAAATGAAAGATTCGGGAAAAAGTTTGAACAATACTTTGCAATTCTCGAAAGCGCAACATAATTCCAGTATCGGAAATAAAGCGTTTGTTCTTTCGCCGTTCGATTGTCGCCGCTTCGATCCATCTTCATTGAATCGGTAACGATCAAATCAGCGATTGCCCCGATTGACTTGCCGGAAACGGCTTGCGTGTCGATTGTCGGAACGGCGGTTTCTTCAAGCCAACTCATTCAATCATTCCCTTTTTCATTGCCGGGAATGTTTAAGTTCCTTTTCCCCGGCCTTGCGGATTGTTTCGGCAATCATTTTTTGTTCGGCCCCGGTTGCGCGTTGTTGCCAGCCGAAAGCTTGAACGAAATCGGTAAAAGTTTCAATCTGAATCCGCAAACCCGCGTTTTCCTGTTGTTGCAGCCGAAGCGCGTTTTCAGCCGCCCGCCGCTTTGCTTCGGCCTTTCGGAGTCGATGCCGCAACATCGCTTTCGGTTCAAGCCATGCCCGCAACAATTCTTTGAAACTAAACTTTTTCTTCCGTCGTCGCGCCATTGGTTCCCCGTTCAATTCTTTAATTCAAAACCAAGTTCATCGCAAAGCATTCCGCAAGTTCGGATGATTTGAATCAACGCCAATTCATCATAACGCCGATCCAAAAGCAAAACGCAAGCGTTCATCATTGGAACATCAATCGTTTCTTTTTTGAACTCGGTTGCGATTCTCGAAACGTCTTCAACCGATTTCCGCCCGGCAAGAATGTCGGAATAAAAAACGGTTGCATCGTCGATAACCGGAACATCAATTTCTTTTTTCGCGACATACGCAACATGATCCGGGAACGTCAGAACTTCGATAACGCCGCGAACCGGCCCGGAAACATGCCCGCGATTTTGCAACGAACATTTCGAGTTTCGGCAGAATGAAAGATTCGGATCAACGCGCTCTTCGGCTTGCCCGCATTCCGGGCAAAGAATCGTTTCTTTGAATCGCGACGGTTGATAAATTTCCGGCTTGTAAAAATCATTTTCCGAATCTTCAAGCCTATCTTTCGTCATATGAACCCGCAAGAATTGCCCGGCAAGTTGTTCGGGCATTGGTTCGCGAAACGCAATGTAAACATGATTTTCGCGTTTTTCTTTCGGAAGATATTTTTGGAATTTCAGCCAATCGCGATTTGATGAAGTGATTTCAGGAAACTTTTGATTCATCTTTTTGCGCCTTTCGTTTTGTTGAGTCTATCCCGGCCCGCCCGAAGTTGTACCGTCAACCAATCGTTTCGGGATTCCGTAACGCCGATAAAATTCTTGTTTCGTCTTTTCGATAATTTGCGATGAACTCAAATGCGAACGCCCGCAATACTGGCAATCGCCTGAATCAATCGGAGCGCCGCAACCGATGCAATTATGCGGTTTGCCCAACGGTTGAAAATTGATCTTTCGAGTTGGAGGTTGCGGATTTCTGCCCATTTCTTTTTCCTTGCATTGATAACAACGCCCCGAATGAAGTGTTTGCGTTCGCTTGCATTTGTCGCATGCGCCTTTGATTTCAATTCCCACATTCATAACCTTTGAAATTCGCCGTTGCGAAGCCAACCATGCCAGCCGCAACCGCCAAGTTTCGTATCGTGATGAATCGACGGTGTTAATTCAATCGGATCTTCATTCAATAAATTCCATTCTTCCGAATGAATCCCCGAACGGAACGGAAGAAATGAAACTTCCCGGCATCCCGGACAACGTAAGATCAATCCAACCTTGCCGCCGTCTTGACCATATGAAAATTGATAAACGCCCGCCCGTTCATCTGAAACCGCATCTTCCGAAAGCTTTGCTTTGATCGTCATTGCATTTTTTCGAGTTGTTGTTGCCGCAATTTCATTGCGTATTCATAAAGTTGATAATCAATTGCGTGATATTCCGCAAACTTTTCTTTCAGCCCGGTATCGACTTCGGCCCCAACCGATTTATTGCGATGAAGGCATTGCAGTTCGGCTCCGATGAATTGCCGGGAAAAGCGTTGCAGATCTTCGGCGTAATGCTCCAAACATCCGATGAAATCAAAATTGTGCATCGGGAAAAAACAAAGATATTGCGAAAGAAAATTGCGATATCGATCTTGAAAACAAAATTCTTCAAACGTCAAATCGCTTTCGGCGAACTCGCGAACATGCGGTTCAACCGGGTTTTTGATCATCTTCCAAAACCGATAATGCGAAGCCATGCGTTCAAACGGATCCCGCAACCAAACCGAAAAGTTCACATCAACTTTTTTCGAGAACGGCAAGAATACGAACGGCCTGAAATGCCCATGAATCGCCCCGTATGACGCAAAGCGTTCCGGGTAATCGAAAGCATCGATTGCCCGTTGCAAATCGCTCTTGCAGCGCTTGCCGCGTTCCTGAATCAATCCATCGCCATACCGAAGAAACGATTCGCCGAAATGATCTTTCAACGCCTTGCCAAAACTTGAACCGCCCGTTTTCGGAACGTGAACCGATATAATCATTTTCGTTTTCCCTAAAATGCCCCGGCATCCAACCAATCGTTGATTGATTCTTTTGCAAACCGGTTCGCGTGAAACAAGTAACTTGCCGAATCCCCATCGTCGGGAGATCTGCCAAGCCGTTTTTCAATTGATTCAATCTTTTCTTCATGCCCCGGCGCGGTTCGCTTCGGAGTCAAATTGAACTTGAACGCATCGGAATCATAAAGCTTTTCGAGAACCGCCAAATCTTCAAACAAACGTTGCGTTTCCGGAATGAGGAAAACCGGCATTCGCTTCAACGGAACATCATCATCAATCGATTCGGAAAGCCCGATTTCGTCAAGCAAATCTTCGCTTGCTTCGCTTTGCATCATCGCGTTCGGATCCAACCGGTTCGCAAATTCGGCATATGCTTCAACGCGAAGATTTTTATATTTCTTGGGATTCAGTTCGCTTGTCGCATTCGGAACGAACTTGACAACGAACGCGCCCAATTCTTCCAGCCTATCGCCAACGCCCCGCCCGTATCCCCCGCCGTAATCAATGCAAATCGGGTAATCGCCGTCGGTAATTTCAACGCCGTATTCTTCGCGAATCGTTTTGATAACCCAAGCCGTTGTTTTCATTACGTTCGCTTTTTGCGTTCGATGTTGTTCCCGGATGCCATTCTTCCCGCCCGCCGTTAATACGCTCCAATCGCCTTTCAATTCGCTTGCCGCAACATCCAGCCCGAACGCATCGACCGGCAACCGCTTATTCAACAACCAATCGCGAACGGCTTCATGCCCGTTCGCTTCGGCCCGTTCAAGCAATCGACGAAACCGCGAATGTTGTTGTTGCGCGTATGCGATCCATTTGCGAAGAAAAAGTTGAACTTCCGCATCGGATTCCGGAAACCTTCCATGCGCATAACAGGCAACGAAATCGGGATCCGGATTGTTGAGAAGCGCAAGAAATTCATCGAAACAAGTTTGCCCCGGTATGATCGGCGAAACCTTTTTGAAATCTTCCGGTTCGACATCTTCCCCGGCTTTGTATTCGGTTCCGTCGATGATGATTCCGCCCATCGGAGCGATTGAACGTTTCAGGCATTTCCTACGAACGTTCAAACAATCTTTTCCGTCAACGGTAATGCAACGCCGCCTTCCGTTCGGCCCGTTGAACGTATGCGTTTCGTTTTCCCGGCCTTTCGGAAATGCCCGGTAAAATTCCCCGCTTGTAACGCGCGGGTTTCCCATCGCCAAAAATGAAGTTGCTTGCGTTGAACTCAACTTGTATCGCGGTTGCAGAACATCGGCGGTTGCTTCGTCGTAAACGTGCAAAACATGCGGAGAGTGAACCCCTTGAAAACCTTCCGGCGATTTCGGGTTTGCGATTGCTATGTAATGCCCTTCGCGGTTGTTCGGATCGTATGCGCCGTCATTCAAAAGAACGGCATCGCAAAGATTGAACCGCATTCGTTTCCACCATGTTTTGACTTCGCCGTATAAAACGCGCTTCGCCGTTTCATGCTTATCGCGAGTCAATACAATTCGGGCATCGTGAAAAACTTGAAAGTAAAGACAAACGGCAATTCCGGCAATCGCGGTTTTTCCGCAACCCGTATTTCCTTTGATGAAGACTTCCCGGATCTTCGGATCGAACAACGAACGAATCGCATCAACCTGAAATTCATCCAAGCGAACGCCGGGCCAAAGTTCACGAATCAACGGCAAAGGATCCCCGGCCCGGCATTTATTGATTGCAGGCGCTAGGCGAATCGCGGTGAGTATATCGGCGCTGAATGGTTCCGATAAAGATTCAATTGAATCCGTTTCCATTCTCTACCCTTCCGCGTTTGATTCGATTTTCGCCCTTTCAGAATTCGCCGCATGATCTTGAAGCTTTTGCATCAATGCGGCAGCCTGTTCAAGAATGTTGCGTTCATCTTCCGGCAATTCCGAAACCAATGATATCGCAACTTTCAAATCAACGTCAGCCCGAATTTGCGGAACATCATCTTCGGCTTGCTCAATCGATGCCCGCCCGTTTCGATGTTTGCCCCGATTAACGGCATCCATTTCGAGCAAAACGCCCATCATTCGCCGTATCGATGAAGCGCTTGCCGGTTTGCCGTTCGGCCCCTTCCATTTGCCCGAAAGCATATCTTGAACGATTTGCCAAACCTTGCGCGGAGCATCGCTATAGAATTCATCGGGCAAGTCAAATCGAGGATCTGAAACCGCCCGCAACAATTGCGTTGCATCGCGGGATCCTTCGACTTCAACCAAATCATCAATGATTTCGTTCATTGCTCAATTCGCGGTTCGCCAGATTGAAAGATTTTCGAAACGTCGGTTCCGGTTTCATCCAATGCCGCACATTCCGGAACAACCATATTCAACATGATTCCGCGCGAGTATGGAACGCCGTTTTCAAAATCAAAGAAATGCCCGCATTCAACGCACCAAATTGAAACGTTCGCATGAATGACTTCCGCCGGGCCTTCATCTTCACATCGGGTAACATTCACATTCGCGTTCACTCGAAACGCCGGATGTTTGCATTCGTGAACGTGTTTAAGTTTCTTTTCTTCCGCCATTTGTTTGCGCCTTTTTGAGTTCAGTTAAAAAAGTTCGTATGAAAAGTTTGCCAACGTACAACGTCAACGCACCGCCAACAACAACAACGATCAACCCGGCTTCAATGATCATGTTGGAAGCGAACAACCAAAAGCCGCCAAAATCGCCGAACATCGCCTTTGATATCCGAGTTGCCAGAAACCAAAAGCCAACCGTCAAGCCATTAACCAGAATCGCGACAAACGCCGCAAACGACAAATATAAAACCGGCTTCATCATTTCTGCGCCTTTCAGAAACAGATCCCGCCGGGCCGAAGCGCTCTAATTCAACAAACCCGGCGGAATCAAACCCGCTGTTCAAAGCTTAATCCAAACCAGCCGCCGCCCGCAATTCCGATTCGGAAAGTTTGCCCGGATTGAAATCGCAACGGTTGAACGTCGTCAACCCGTTGTCATTCGTTGCGTGTTTGAAGATCTCCCATTCCGCATGATAGTCAATCAGGAAATCGCCGATTGCGAGTTTCAAGCCGTTGCCCGGCCCTTTCGTTTCGCCGTTGATGCCGAAAGTTTCGGTATCGTGCATGATGATCGTTTGATTGACTTTCAGTTGATGCCGTCGCAATTCGATCATCGCAAGATCCGCATCATGCCGCGTATCGATGAACAACGTATTGCATCGATCAATTTCGATTTCGGATGAATCCCCGATTTCAAACTTGAAATCAACGCCCGGCGGAATCATCTTTTCAACCGCCTCTTGCGCGTGCCATTGGTTCAAGTCATAAGAACGCAACTTTCCATTGCCACGGCAAGCCAAGCCATGCAAAAAACAAATCGTTGAAACGCCGCCGCGAACGCCAAGTTCAACAACATCGCCGGAATTCATCGCCGCGTTCGATAGGTATTCCATATGCCCGCGAATGTCCGATTGTTGATCAACCAAAAGCCAAAACAAATCGGCAAGATCAACGGCTTCATTCTCTGCCAACCGATGAACGGTTTCCATTTTCTGCGCCTTTCATTTGATTAAGAATATTACCCAACGAACCCGGCAACGTTCCCGAATTCATTCTTTTCAATTCCGTTTGTTTATCTCGCAAGCGTTCCATCGCATCGCGCAAAAGCTTCGCTTGTTCAACCGAAAGTTTTGGTTTCGTCGGTTCGGTTGTTTCCGTCATAAGTAGGGATTCACTCTCAAAATGTATTCATGCCAGTTGATTGCCCGGTTAAAGGCATCGCCGCCGCAAAAGCGATAAACGCCCCGTTGCAACGCAATGTTCCACGCGTGCCGCGCGGTTGCCCCATTCTGAAAAAGACAATACCGGAAATCGAGGTTTGCCCGAAACGAATTTTGTTGAAACAATTCGGCCCGAATCAAAGGATCCGGAAAAGGCAACGGCCCCGGCAAGTATTTGCCGTCAGTCAACAAACATGATTCAATAATTTCCGCCGTTCGGCGAACGCGTTTTTCCGTTTCATTCATTGTCCGCGCCTTTCATTTCTTCCGGCCTGTAAACTAAGCGAACAATGCGTTCAT